CCAAAAACAATTGAAGACTGTATATTACCAGAGTCTTTAAAGAAAACCTTTACTGAAATCGCCGAAGGTGGTGAATTACCTAATATGATGTTCAGTGGTACTGCAGGCGTTGGTAAGACAACTGTCGCTCGCGCATTATGTACTCAGTTGGATCTTGATCACATTGTGATTAACGGATCAGAAGAAGGCAACATCGATACTTTACGAGGCAAGATAAAACAGTTTGCTTCAACAGTGTCATTAAGTGGCGGTTATAAAGTTGTTATTCTCGACGAAGCCGACTATATGAACCCACAGTCAACCCAACCTGCACTTCGTGGTTTCATTGAAGAATTCTCGAAGAACTGCAGATTTATTCTTACATGTAACTTCAAGAACCGTATTATTGAACCACTGCATTCTCGATGTTCAGTTTACGAATTTCAAATACAACCTAAGGAACGTCCTAAGATTGCGATGGCTTTCTTTAAACGGTTGCAAACAGTTCTTAAAGCAGAAAACGTTGAGTTTGAACCTGCTTCATTAGTAAAGCTGATTGAAAAGCATTTCCCAGATTGGCGTAGAGTTTTAAACGAATGTCAAAGATATAGCATCTCTGGTAAAATTGATGCTGGTGTTCTAACTAATGTTAGTAACGAAAACATCAAAGCTTTGATGGGTTATCTTAAGGATAAAGACTTCAAGACAATGCGTAAGTGGGTTGTTGATAACATTGATGTTGAAGCACAAACTATCTTCAGAATGGTTTATGATAACATGGAAGATAACGTTAAGGCCAGTTCTATACCTCAGCTTGTTTTAATCATCGCCGATTACCAACATAAAAACGCGTTTGTTTGCGACTCAGAAATAAATCTTGTAGCAATGTTTACCGAAATAATGTCTGCAGTTGAGTTTAAATAACTATTGACATGCCGTGTGAACTGTTATATAATAGTTCTATAAATTTGATTGAGAGAAACTAAATGCCTAAAAATGTAATTTATGATTATGAAACACTGGGAACCGACACGCGTAATGCGCCGATCCTTTCGCTTGCTATCATGAACTACGATCCTGATAGATTTATGTCTGAAAACCCATATACCTTTAAAGAACTTTGTAGTCGGGCTGCTGAATATAAATTCGATATCATGGAGCAAGTCAAATCGTTTGGTAAAGTTATCAATAAAGAAACTCTTGATTGGTGGAAGAAACAGCCTAAAGAATTGCGTGATGCTCAGCTAACACCAACACCCGACGATTTGTCTATCACTGAGCTGAATGCCTGCTTCAAGAATCATTGCCACCAAGCTGATGCAATATTTACCCGCGGCAATACTTTTGATCCTATGATCACTACATTTACTTTGGCTGACCAAGGTTTAGGCGAACCATATAATTGGGTAAAGGTTCGTGATACTCGTAGTTTCATTGAAGGACTATCTTATACCTCAGGTTTGAATAACAAGTTTATTCCTGAAGGTCTTGAAGATGTTTTTGTTGCTCACGATCCTATACACGACATCGCAATTGATGTAATGCGTATGCAAAGTGTTATAAGAGAAGTATTCTTATAAATAATATCTTTAGCCAAGGTATTAACTATGTTGTTAAACTATATTACATTCATAACAGCAATAGTAATTGCACTTGTTGCAGCTTACTTCTCAATAGCAGGTTTGTCCGCTATCTTTGCAGGAGCTGCAATATCAGTTATAATAATGGCCAGTGTTTTAGAGCTTGGCAAATTAGTTGCAGCAACATGGTTGCATCTTGAGTGGAAATGTGTTACAATAGGTATTAAGATATACTTATTAGTTGCGGTGGTAGTTCTTATGTTAATTACAAGTATCGGTATCTTCGGTTATTTGTCAAAAGCATATCTTGAACAAACCTCCGGTAATGCTGGTGTTGCGATTGAAGTGTCTCGTCTTGAGAAAACAATCGGATCAGAACAAAAGCGTTTAGATTCGGTTGATTCTCAGTTAGGCGCACTTGATGCAGCATTGGATAAGTATATCGAACTTGGGTATGTTACAAAAGGACTTCAAGCTCGTACAGCACAAAGCGAGCAACGTGTGCAGTTGGATTCGTTGAGAACAATGTCAATGGACAAACTGTTTAAACTAAATAATGAATTGTATGAATATACATTAGAAGATGCAAAGTTTGAAGCTGAACTTGGTCCCATTAAATATATCGCAGAAATGCTTTATGGTAATGATGCTGAAGACAAGTATGGCAGCGCAGTTCGTCTAATGATATTTATGCTTATATTTGTGTTTGATCCGCTTGCTGTTATTCTTTTGATTATCTCGGCTGGAAGACTGAGCAAGTCTAAAGAAGCGCCAAGCATCGTTTCGTCGGATCAGATCTTAAACTTGGAGTAATGATGAATCCTTTTGATTATGTAAATTCCATTACGTTAAGCAAACGTAATATTATGGTAACACCAGAGGATGAGAAAGGTTATGCAGCCTTTCTTATCAACCGTGGCCTTTCGCAGTTCCAAGATACTATCTTTTATGCAAATGAAATGAATCGGTATCACAAATTGGACAATAAACTGCAGTATCAGTTTCTTATTAACATTGTACGGAAACGGAAACGTTTCTCTAAATGGGCCAAGGCTGACACAGCTGATGCTGATATAATTGAAGCAATTAAGATTGTATACAATTATAGTAATGATAAGGCTAGACAAGTTGTCGGACTTTTATCAAAAGATCAAAAGTCCGCGCTGCTCGAAAAAATACATAAGGGTGGAACTTAACGGTGCTTACACTTTGCTCCGCGATAGCGCGCGTATGTTGCAAGTTGAACACTTTCGCCGCAATGTTCACAATTGATTCTAGGACGGTTCAGCGCGGCTTGAGATTGCAGCTTTTTAGTTTCGTCTGTAGTGATAGCCCCTAATCTTGATCCGTCCTTATTAGCATACAGTTCTTTCATGGATTTTTTGAATTTGTTAGATCTTTCATCAGTCCATTTAGGAAGAGTCATGCCTTTAGTTGGCGTCGGATTTGTTTTCATTCTAGCAGCGACACGTTTTTTAACATGTTCTTTAGTTTGCTTCTTTCCAGTTAAAGCTGCAGAAACGGCTAGTCTTCTAGCTTCTTCGCCGCTTATTTGGCCTGAAAGAGCTTTATACGCAATTAGGTCTTGCAAACGATTATGCTTTTCGTATAGAGCAAGGTGGGCAAGAGCGTGTTGTTCTACAGTCAGTTTTATTAAATTTGACTGATCGTCGCTACCGCCAGCATGGCGCGGGATGATGTGATGTTTGTGATATATAGTATTAGGCATGTAGCTGCTCCTTACAGTTATTGTGTTTAGGGACAGAGGTTATTGGCGTAACCTCTTGTTCTGATATTATTTATAATAATATGAATTTCGGATAATGTATAAATATTGTCAGGAAGCGGAAACGTTTCTCTAAATGGGCTAAGCAAGACAAGACCAATTTAGAAATGATTGAAGTGATTAAGACGTATTACGGGTATTCAAACGACAAAGCCCGTCAAGTACTATCTCTTCTTAACAATGAACAGTTGAATGAACTACAGCGGAAGGTTGACCATGGTGGAACAAAATAAACAAGTAGAGTGGACTCCAAACACAATGTTGGAAATTACACTAAATGAACCCGACGACTTTTTAAAAGTACGCGAAACATTAACACGAATTGGTGTTGCATCGCAACTTGATAAAAGATTATATCAGTCTTGTCACATATTACATAAACAAGGAAGATACTTCATTGTACACTTTAAAGAATTATTCATTCTTGATGGCAAAGCATCAAACTTATTTGAGAATGATATTCAACGACGCAACACGATCACAATGCTGTTATCAGATTGGGGATTAATTAATGTTGTAAATCCTGATGAGGCAAAAGACACTGCTCATCTAAGACAAATAAAAATCATCTCTTTTAAAGAAAAGGATGAATGGGATTTACAGCCAAAATACAATATTGGAACAAAATCCTAATACTGTATAAATAAAAAGATTGGGGTTACTATAAGGTTTTATGGTAACCCGCAATAACCGCGATGCATCTTTGATGGTCGCACCTTAATAAAACGGATGCCGAAAGGATCCACACACCTTGCTAATTAGGAGGCAAACATGTCGAACTACGATAAGTATGATTACAGCACACAAAACCCTTTAGAAAAAATCTTTTACGATTCAGGATTCCCTTCCAATCTTTTTGATACTTTGCTATCAAAAGTAGGTAATACCACAACTTCATTCCTACCTTATGACATTATAAGCGAAATAAATGAAGAAGACAAATCGTATCGCGTGATTATTTCTATGGCGTTAGCTGGCTTCGATAAAGATGAAATTAATATCGAGCAAAAGTCGAATATCTTAACAATTTCTTCTGAAGGTAAATCGAAGAAGAAAGACGTAAAATACATTCAGAAAGGTATTTCTAAAAGAGCCTTTGAAAATAAATTTAAGCTATCACAATACGCTGTAATTGCTAATGCAACTATGGAAAATGGTATGCTTGAAGTATTAATTGACTTTGAAATTCCTGAAGAACTGAAAGCAAACAAAATTCAAATTAAATAAATTATAGGAGTTATTATGTCAGATAATGTACATGTTTTAAGATTGATCACAGGTGAAGAATTAATTGCAGTAGTTGAGTCCTTTGATGGTACTGTCTATAAGATTAATAATGTTGCGGTATTAATACCTACACAAGATAACTCTTTAGGACTAGCTCCCTTTATGGCTTACTGTGAAGATGGTCCCCTTGAATTGCGAGGGTCAGACGTCATGTTTACACGTACACCAGTCGAAGGTTTGGCAAAACAACACGGTAATATGTTCGGTAAAATAGTAACTCCTTCTAAGAAAATTATATTGGGTTAAATTTAAGAAAGGGTATCATTTCTATTGACATGATACCCTTTTTGTTATATAATAGTATTTGATTTTTACAATGGAGTACCACCTTGACTGAATTCTATACCTCCGTCGCCCGCTACGGCAATTCGCTTTTATATCGTGGATACAAAGGCAAGCATAAAGTACGCGAAAAGATAAAGTTCAAACCTACCTTATACATCAAAGATAACGAAAGTGAAACAAAAGCACTTGATGGCGTTTCAGTTTCTCCAATGCAATACTCTTCAATGCGCGATGCAAAAGAATTTATTGAGCAATACAAAGATGTGCCTAACTTTGAAATATACGGCAATCGTAATTACATAGTTCAATACATTCAAGAAAAGTTCCCTGGTAATATTGCGTTTGATATGGACAATGTTAATGTTGCGGCTATTGACATTGAAGTTGTTGCTGATGAGTTTCCACATGCCGAACAGGCACTATATCCTATTGTTTCAATTGCAATGATGTCTACTCAAGATAGCATGCGACGTGTATGGGGATTAACTAACTATAAAAATACTCGTGATGATGTAATTTATTATCACTGTAAGAACGAAGCCGAACTGTTAATGAAGTTCATAACACATTGGTCAAATCCTGAATATACTCCAGATATCGTTACAGGCTGGAATACTCGATTCTTTGATACACCTTATATTATCAATCGACTTGCTAAAACTTTAGGTATTGAATTTGCCAAAAAGTATTCTCCATGGGGTTTGATAAATGAACGCATGGTTACGGTTAACGGTCAAAAGCAACAGAGCTACGAAGTAACAGGATTGCCTGAACTTGATTACATGGAGTTATTTAAGAAGTTTACTATTAATACATTAGGCGCTCAAGAATCATATAAACTTGATCATATTGCAAACGTTGTGCTTGGCGATCGGAAATTGTCATACGAAGAAAACACACAGATGTATGCTTTACTACGCGACGCCGAAGGCTGTAACCCTGACGAGAAACTGACCAAGCTAGAAGACATGGACGAGTTACAACGCACGTGTCTTCTTCGTGATCGTGTACGCGCCTTACGCTTGTCTCGAGGGGTTTAGTTTGCAATTATCATCATGCCAGCGCTTTAAGTTAGAATATGTGGTTACTACATTACAGTGTTGACATTTTCGAGTTTTATGATTTATTTTCCCACGGGCGATTTCATCACTAAATTGGCCAAGGCTGTCGATATAAATGCCCCACCCTTTTGCCGACATCTTGACTGCGCCTTTATACGCTCTTATAAGCGAATTAATATCGTGTTGGCTAATCACGTCGGCATGCTTGGTATGGAAGTCCATACGGGTCCCTTTAAAGACGGTTGTACTGTTTTTAAACGTGTATGTGTGATCGTCATAGTTGGGATTAGCCTTTCCGCTAGAGCGTATAGAACACGCTTCTATAAACCGGCGTTTATGCGCTTCATAAATAGTTGATGAGAATTTTAGACCTAGCCGTTGGGTATATCCAAAGTGAAAAAACGTATGAAGCGCGAATGTCATTTTACATGTGTCTTTGCCAATAGTGAATTTAGTTAATAGCAAATGGGCGATATAATGCTCTCTAAATGTATATGGGAGCATTATTGTTCCACCAAAACTGTGGGGTAGCACATGATGATTTTCATGCTCAGCCGACGTATAAGTACGTTGTTCACTGACTATTTTATTTGCTAATGCTAAATACGCCCGATAATACTTGTTGCATTTAAAGTTATTATAATTTAAAAATTCGTTTACCATTGACATTACATCTCTATTAGTTTATAATACTATATATAACATTAAGGATCTTACTATGAACATTGATTATTTACTTAGCTCTAATCTAGATAATTTATCTGACGATGAATTGATTGCCTTAGATGCTGAGCTTACGGCAGAAGCTAATCTGCTCGCCGGATACAAAGGAATTGATTATAATATAGTCGATATTGAGTTAATTCTTCGCATGGATGATAAACTTCAATTGATTGGTCTGGCTGCGACGATGGCTTATAGCGCTGGTGTTAATTACGGTGATACATTAGGCACAACTGCTATTTGGGATGCTATCATCTATCGTGATTTGTGTTCTCGTAACATGGCTGTACCACCTAACAAGCATAAGTTCAAAGATGCGTTTGAAGGCGGCTGGGTTAAAGCTCCTAAGGTTGGTCTACATAATTGGGTAGTATCATTCGATTTGGCATCGCTTTATCCCCAC